TTTACATTAAGTAATGTTTCAAGTGTTTCTGGATTTGCGGTTGATGATGAGATTACATTCTCATCTGGTGCAGTTGGTTTCGTATCTTACGTTTCTGAACTTGCTTCTGATAATAAGATTCACGTAAGAAACTTAAAGAACAACAAAGGTTTTGCGGTTGGGGATACTATTACATCTGAATCTGGTGGTACTGCTACAATCGACGTAATTGGTATCGACGACTTCCCTAACAGATTAGTTGGAAGAGGTGGTGGATGTCTACTTGCAGATAGAAGAGTATTAGACCCAGATTCATTATATACTTACGTATTATGTTTTGGTTTCACACCTCGTTCTCAAAACGGTATGGGTTATGTTGCTAGGGATGGTGCTGGTGTAAACGGTATCGGTTCTCTATCCATCTTCGTACGATGCGCATTCTACGCATTGAACGGTGGACAAATGACATTGAACAACTCAGGTACTCAGTTCGGTGACATCTCAATGAGAGCTAAGGGTACAACTCAGTTCTTCGCACCTAAAGCAACCAATGCAACTATATTCGGTAACACAGTATTTGCTGACACTATTGAGAATGCTTATGACGATATCGTCGATGATATGGTTGACTATCTCACATCAAATACAGCGAACGGTGGATTAAATTACACAGGATACGATGCTGGTAAATGTGAAAGAGATACAAGAATTATTGTTGATGGATTAGGTTATGACGTTGCATTAGATTCTAACTACTGGGGTAGATTAGCTGGTATTACATATCGTTCACCTATCTCACAAAAAGTTGTAGGTGACCAATTAGAACAAACAGTCGCAGCAAACGAATATTTACAAGACCAGATTGAAGGTATTTTCGAAGGCTCAACAAATATTATTAATAGAGCAAATACTTCAATGCAAGAACTCTTTAATGTTCTTCAATATGGTGAAGAAAACATGAACCCAATTACATGGGTTGACGACATTTATAATCCTGAAAGAACAGCAGCTAGAGAGTTAATACAAGACAACAGGTCATTTATTCAAGATGAATTAACAGATTGGATTGATAATAATGATGAGTTCTTCTCTTATGATAGTGTAGCATGTAGAAGAGATACAACTGATTATATTCTTCCAGCTGTTAAGTATGATATGTTATTAGGAACAAACTATAATGCAGTAACTGCGGGTAATGCTTATTACATGAATGCAGCTGCTAAAGTAGTTGATAAACAACGTAATGAAACAATTGCAGCATATCGTCATCTTAAAGATAAAACAAACGAACTCATCGATGCAAATACAGAAATTGGTCACGTAAGAGCTGATGAAGCATTTGACGAAATCATCGGTCAATTAGAAGGTAATGGAATTAAGTTATTACCTGAACCTGCTTCTTATACACCTACAGATGCTTCTTATGACCACGTAAGTGGTTTAATGGAAGTTACCATAGGTGACCATGCATTTAAAGTTGGAGATGGTATCTTTATTAAAGAGAATGGAATGACATTCTCATGTCCAGAAGATGGAACAGGAAATCCAATCAATATTTCACATCCACGTCCAAGTGACCCATTGTGGAATCAGAAATTTGATATTGTATCGATAACACAAACAACTATAACGGTTGATGCAAAACCGGCAGGTGTCAATAAAGTACATACATTCGTAAGTGCATATAAGGACGCAATCCAAGCAGCTACTACATACACATGGACACCGACAGGCGGAACATATGATGCAGCAACTGGTTATATGACGTTAACTCTTGGAAGTAAGCATGGTCTATCCAAAGGTGATAGAGTATTCTTCAAACCAGAGAGTATAACATTCTCATGTGAAGGTGATGGTACAGTTACACAATTATCACACCCAAGACCACATGACCCAACATACAAAACACCAGTAGAGATTGACTCTGTCACATCTAATTCGATTACAGTGTTAGTTGGTCCTTCAGCTTATGTTGCACCACATACATTCGTATCAGCTGATGTTAACTCAGTTATTTTAGCGAATTCTAAGATTTACTTCTCTGATGATACATCAATCACAGCAAGTAAGCGTAATGCTAGAATTCAATTACAAGAAAACAAAGAATTTATTCAAGACTTAATGCTTGGTTATATTGATTATAACTACTTTAGATATGATTCAGAAAAATGTGAGAGAGATGTTCTTAAACACATCTTACCTGCAGTTGAAAGAGATATTATTACAGGTTCAAACTATAATGCTAAACAAGCAGGTATAGCATACAGGTCTAAAACTTCTGCAGAAGATACTTGGTTAAATGAAAGACCAGAAACCGTTGGTTCAATGACAGAGTTGAAGCAATTAGTTGCTAACAACACAATCACAGACCTTGGAAGTATTCATAGGTCAAATGAATCATTCAGACAATTAATTGATATTACAAACAGTAATGGTAAATCATATACACCTGCAGCAGGAACAACTTATGACCCAACATCTGGTAAATTAGTATTATCAATTGGTGCTCATGATTTCGAACCTGGTCAAAACATCGTACTTGACGATGAGAGTGTTACATTTACATGTGCATTAGACGGTAATGCAACACAACATTCTTACCCAAGAAAAGGTGACCCTGCTTACAGAACACCAGTATTAATTAACAAAGTAACATCAACAACGATTGAAGTAAATGTTGGTGGATACGAAAATGGTACAGCACATACATTTGTATCAGCAACTGCTAACAGTGTTAAAGCATCTGATTACATTTCATCTTTCACACCTTCAACTGCTACATACGACCCAGCAACTGGAGTATTTGAAGCAACAATAGGTAATCACTCATTTGAAGTAGGTGATTATGTTGAGTTGAAACCTGAAAGTATCGTATTTACATGTGCACAAGATTCAAATACAGTTGAGCATGCTTATCCAGCAACTCACCACCCTGCATATAAAACTCCAGTTAAATTAACAGGAGTAACTGCGACAACAATCACAATGAATGTTGGTGTAGGTTCTGGTGGTGCTCATACATTCGTTAGAGCTGACGTTGGTGCTATCGAGGGTGACCCAATTATTTGGACTGACCCATCTAAGTACTTAAAATATTATACACCAACAACTGCAACATACAACCCAGGAACTGGTGAAAGTGTAGTTACAATTCCAGGCCACGACTTATTAGTTGATGACTTTATCGAATTCGCACCTTACAGTTTCACATTTACATGTTCTCAAGATGGAGATGCTACTGAACATTCATATCCAAGAAAAGGAGATGGTAACTTCAATACACCAATGCAAATTACTGCAGTGAATGGTGATGATATTACTGTCGATGTTGGAGCAGGTTCAGGTGGTACACATACATTTGTAAGAGTTTCAAACGAAGCGGTTGCTAAGGTTACAACAAATTCAGACGGATTCTATGCCGCTCAACAATTACAAGCTAACCGTAATATGATTCAAGATGAAGTAATGGCTTATCTTGATAATAATTACTTTGTATTCGATGGTGCTAAATGTTCAAGAGATACAGGATTTATTTTAGATGCTGTAAGACGTGACGTTGCAACAGGTGCAAACTATAATGCGGTATTCAATGGATTAGGATACAGAATCGGTACTGTCGGTGCTAACAAAGTTATTAATGACCAATTACCACAAACAACTGGTTCAATCAATTATCTTAAATCAGAAATTGCAGCTGAACTTTCTGGTAACTCATTAGCAAGAGCAAACGCAGCATTTGACGAAATTATAGACATTATCACTAACGGTTCTGCAAATGCAAACACACTAGCATTTGGTGCTAATGGTGTAAGTGCTCAAACAATCGAAGCAAGGAATGCATTACAAAATAACAGAGCATTTATCCAAGCTGAAATTACAGCTTATATTGCTCAAGAATTCCCTAACTTAAATTACGATGTTGCTGATTGTGAAAGAGATACAGGTTATCTAGTTGATGCATTATCTTGGGATATTCAACACGGTTCTAACTCGGCTTCTATCAACTTTGCAAGATTATACTTTGAAAATGCGATTGCAGTTCTACCTGGTGACCAAAAGATACCAACAGCGAAAGCATGGCAACATATTGCTGATGTAGCATATCAAGTTGTAAGAGACCAAGCAGTCACACCTACATCTGGAAATGCTGCTTCTCAAGACCAATCATTAACTGATGTTGGAATCGCCATTGCAAATGATGTTAAAGACTTAGTGAATATCGTTACAGATACAATAAGAAACGAATCACTTGATTGGTTACCTGAATATATTGAACCAACAATTGAAGCAACTTATGAAGATGCTGTTAATAAGATTGATGGTCAAACAGAACCTCTTTCAATCGATGTTATCGGATATGTACAAAGAGAATGGAAAGGTTTACCATACGAAAAAGCTAAGTGTAGAAGAGACGTTGGTCTTATTGTTGATGCTGCTTCTAAAGACATTATCTATGGTGGTAATGCAAATGTTATCGAAGCTGCTAAATACTACTTTAGACTTGACGATGAACAATCAGCAGATTACGAACAATTAAGAAGTGTTAACGTATTACCTCTCGAAGTACTTGGTCAGTTTAAAGATACTGCCGAAGAATACAAGACAGCAAACGTTTCAGGTTTACGTACACTAACAAACATATTACCTATTGAACAACGCATTCCAACAATGGAAGCATTTAGACATTTAGCAGATGTTGCAAGTAATGTAGTACAAGAAATTGCGATTACACCTTCAGCAAACAATGTACCTTCACAAGATACTTCAGGTACTCCGGCTGATGCAGCAACTGGTACAGCAATTCACGACCTGATTGAAATTGTTGCTAATGTAGTTGATGATGATTCAGATGAGAACTTAACAACTACACTAGTGAGTCCAACAGTTGATTCAAACAGAACAGCAGCACGTGTTCAAATACAAAGAAACAAAGACTTTATTGCTGAAGACGTCATTGCTAAGTTGAAGAAAGATTACTACACATTCGATGGAGATAAGTGTAAGCGTGATGTTGGAATTCTTATTGATGCGGTTAAACGTGATGTACTTACAAACTCTAACTTTAACGCAGTGTTCAATGGATTAGCATATAGAATTGGAACAACTGGTGCTGATGCGGTTATTACAGAACAACTTTCAGAAACAATTAAAGCAATTGAATACACAAGAGACATTGCAGTTAACAACGTAACATCTAGCGTTGGAAAACAAAGAGCAATGACAGCATTTAATGAAATCCTTGACATCATGAAGAATGGTTCTACTAATGCTGATGCAATCACTTATGGTAGTGTTTCTCAAGCGGGTAATAACGGTATTAATGCAAGAGAACAATTACTTAATAACAAAGCATTCTTACAAGCTGAAATCACAGCTTGGATTGCACAGAATTATGGTTCACTAGTTTATGATTCAGCTAAGTGTGAAAGAGATTTAGGATACTTAATTGATGCTGTTATCTTTGATGCAATGCATGGTGGTAATAGTGCTTCAATTAATGATACAAAACTTTACTTCGAAAATGCAATCAGTGTTTTACCAGAAGACCAGAGAGCACCTACAGCGGCAGCCTTTAATCATATAGGTACTGTTGCAAGAAGTGTTGTACTCGACACCGCAGTTACTCCAACAACAGGAAATGCGGAATCACAGAACTTCTCAGCTGGGTCAGTAGGTACACCACTTGCAGATAAGATTGAAGGTCTATTTGGATTGGTTGCAACAGCAATTTCTGATAACGGATTAGAAGTTAACCCAGATGTTGAAGAACCAAATACAACATTCTACACTGATGAACTCGCATCTTACGTAGAATTAGACGCAAGTAAAGAAGCAATTCAAGACGGAATCCTTGCTTATCTTGCAAGATACTTTGACATTCTTCCATACAGCGAAGCAAAATGTAGAAGAGATGTTGGATATATCCTTGACGGAGTATCACATGACATTCAATACGGTGGTAACGCAGCTACATTAAATAACGCATATCTCTACTTTGATAATGCAGTAAATACCTTGCCTAAAGAACAAAGAGCTGCAAGTAAAGAAGCATTTACTCATGTCGCTAATGTTGTAGAACATGTTGTTAGAAGAATGGAAGTAGACCAATCACGTTGGATTAAACAAACATTCGGAGTTCAAACAGCAACTTATGACCCAGTAACTGGAATCATGGTTGTAACAACAAAAGCTCCACACGGATTAACAACAGACGATTACGTCATCGTTGAAGATGAGGGTATAACATTTAGTTGTGGTGGTAGTGTTGAAATATCACATCCAAGACCAGATATTGACCCAAATCATAGACAACCTTTAAGAATTACCGCGGTAACTAACCAGACATTTACAGTAAATGCTGGATATGCCAAAGGATACGCTGGTGCTCATACATTTGTAAGTGCTTTACCTAACGCTATTCTCCACATTGAAAACCAAATCTACAAGCAAGATATGTCACAAATTGCTGGTGACCCAGAGATTGCAATTAGAGCTAAAAACCTAGTCAATATTATTTCTAATGTAGTCGATAAGGGTTCTTATGTAGACTTCCCGAATAGAGTAGACCCACTACAAACATGGCAGGCACAACCTTTCATTGATTCGAAAGAATTAATCGAAGATGCAAGTACTGGTTTAGCAACTTCTGTTCTGAATTACATTTCAAATGTTCATAATGGATTGAGTTTCCCAGAAGCTAAGTGTAGAAGAGATATTGGATACTTACTAGACGCTATCTCTCATGATGTTCAGTATGATGGAAACATCGCTACACTAACAGCAACTAAGATTTATTTTGAAAATGGTATCAGCGTATTACCTGCAGACACAAGAACTCAAACTGCAGACATATACAATTACTTAGGAACAGTTCTTGATGCGGTCGTACAAGAAGATAACAGTGTTGCTAATACAACATACACATCGACAACTCAAGATTTACTTGGAACACCTGCAACAGCGATTGAAGGTGGAAGGGTTAGTGACTTAATAGGAATCGTTGAAGACGCAATACGTGCTGACAACTTAGATTCATTACCACTTCCTGTTGAACCTACAATTGCATGGGTTGACACAGGTATTCAAGGTGCAGCTCAACAGATTGAAGATAATACTGAATCACTTGCTGATGAATTAATCTACTACATTAGACAAGAGTTTGATGTACTTGATTATAACAGAGCTAAGTGTAGAAGAGATATTGGATACTTACTCGATGCATTCAGTTATGACTTGAACTATGGTGGTAACATCGCATCAAGATGGAATGCAGATTTCTACTTCTGGAATAATCAGTTTAGAGTTCCTGAAGACCAACGTATTCCAACAGCAAAAGCTTATAAGCAACTTGGTGTAATATGTAAAGATATCGTACTTGGTAAATATCCAAATCAAACAGTTCTTGGAGAAGTTGGTACTGATGTAGAGTCTAAGAAAGTTAAAGGACTTGCAGACATGTTCTACAAGACACAATTCTTTAAAGATACTAAGTACTTACCTGCTAAGGAAGAACCAGATTATACATATGTTGATGATACATTTACAAGTGCTCAGTTCATCCTCGAACAGAATAAACTCGACCTTGCATTTGATGTCGTAAGATTTGTTAATACAACTTATGATTACATTGACATTAACTTAACAAGAAGAGATGGTTACAACTTATTAGAAGCAATTACAAATGACTTTAGATATGAAGATGCTTCCGCGGGCGTACCAGTGTACGGGAACGTGGCAGGGTCTCAGAAATCTACAAGGTCATTTACCGCAGCATTCTTCGACCAGAAAGGTCAGCATACATTCCCAGTATTTAATCCATCTAATACAGCATACAAATACCAAGGAAGTGTATCACAGCTATCTGACCTAGCTGCTATCACAGGACAGAAACCAAATCACGCATATATTGTTGCAGATAACTATGCAGTAAGTCATTTTGCGGGAGATATATATTATTGGAACGGAACAACTTGGGTATTAGACCAGACTAACGACACATCATTACTTGACGCCTTTACTGGTGCTTGGGATAGAATGAGAGATTATATTGTTAATAATCTATCACCTAACTCACAACACGACTTAATGGTTGAAGGTTTATTTAATGACTGTCTGAAAGATAATATTCTAAGACCAGAAACATTAGTATTTGGTTCCTTGGTTGAATCCATTGCTCACCAGTTTAATGGTGCATCAGCAGGTGTTAACAGAAATGCTCTACCTCTAAACTTTAGAAACTTAGGTTCTGCTATATCAGCGGTGGCTTCGGTACTAAGTGAAGATGGTGGTAGAATCAGATGGTCGGGTGCGGATGAATTGAATAACCAATACTTCGCAAGAGGTCTAAGAATTAATGGTAGAACGGGTCGAATCGAAGGTCGACCATTTACATCATCTGTAAGAAAACTCGCAAGAAGAGCTTCAAACAGTAGAGCAGCATTATAAAATAGGATAAAGAAAAATGTCTATAACAACAATTACAACTTCTCAGGCACCTGACGCTAAACCAGTTGCCGTCAATAAGGTTGTATCCACTAACTGGCAAGTTCTTATTGAAGTACCTCAATACGAGGTTCCTGAACTAGTATTTGGTGGTTCAACAACTATTGAGCCGGGCGTTGGTGAAGTTATTTCACCATTGATTTTGTGTAATACAATCGCAAACACTGTGAACATTGATGTCAGAACACACCGTGATGACGTTAACGCAGAATTTTACATATTGAGAAACATGCCTATAGGCGGTTATCAGACAACAGCAATTCCTCTGAATGGCCAGTTTTTAAAGAGTGGTGATACATTAGAAATTATAGCAGACACTGACTTAGCATGTCATGCTACATTATCATTCACATTAGGTCAATCTGAAGAAGATGACGTTGTTTAAGTACTGATAAATATATTAATAATGATTAACGGAGAATAACTTAAATGTCCAATTTTGGAACACTAACAGGAAAAAGTCAGCTAATAGGTTTTGGTGAACCTCAAGCATTCCCTATTACACTTGACCCAGCCGTCTATGAAGGCGCGGTGGTCTATGCTGATAACGATAAAGTTTATTACTCCGACGGGACAAGTTGGATTGAATTATTAGGTGGCGGTGGTACCACAGTCGATGCTATTCTTCCTTTTGCGTTTATCCGAGTTGATGGAACAGGTAATATTACAGGTACCGGAATTTCATCTTCGAATTGGGATGCAGTTAATGGTACGATGGACTTTGCCTTTGATACTGCTCAACCTGATACTGATTATACTGTTGTCACTGATGGTGAACTCAATGATGATGGTCGTTTAGTATCAATTCAAAGTAAAACAGTTAATGGATTTGAAGCTTCATTCTATGACAGCAATGGTAATGCAACAACTCCTTCCTCTGCAAGTGCATTTGCTATTATGGTATTTGCATCTGACCCTGTCACTCAAGTAGGTCAAGGTCAGCAAGGTATCCAAGGTACAACAGGTGCTCAAGGTCTACAAGGTGATTATGGTCCTGGTTTTACAATCATTGGTTCAGTCGCAGATGTAGATTCAGGTGGTGACCCTCAAGCAACTTTAAATACAGCATTTCCTACTCCAAATACAGGTGAAGGTGTTATTGACGAAGCTGACGATGAACTTTGGATTTATAATGGAACGAGCTGGGTTAATATCGGTTCATTCCGCGGAGTTCAAGGTTTACAGGGTGTAATTGGACCACAAGGTTTACAAGGTCCTTTAGGTAACGAAGGTATTCAAGGTGAAAGAGGATTCCGTGGTTTCCAAGGTATGCAAGGCGTACAGGGCCATCAAGGTGTTCAAGGTGACTTAGGTATCCAAGGTGTTCAAGGTTTCAGAGGACCTCAAGGTGTTCAAGGTATTACTGGTATCCAAGGTGACTTAGGTATTCAAGGCATCCAAGGAGTTCAAGGCGTTCAAGGAACAACTGGTATTCAAGGTGATGTAGGTTTACAAGGGTTACAAGGATTTAATGGTGATGATGCTGGTCACGTAGTTGAATACAGATTAGATTGGAATACTTCTCAAGCAGACCCAGGCACTGGTAATATTATCTTTAATGATACTGGTTTCTCTAATACATCTAATTTCTCAACAGTTGACACAATGTGGATTGACGATGAAGCAATATACGGTGTTAACTTAGACGCACTATATACAACAATTTCAAGTCAAACATCCACTGATAAAGCGGTAATGAAAATTACCAAACGTGGAAACCCAGATGATTACGTTATCTTCACAATTCAAAACGCAACAGACCAAACAGGTTACTGGCAATTTAATGTTACATTCCAAGGTGGTAACGCATTAAGAGAAGACTTTACAGAATATAATGGTGGAAACGGAGTTTGGACACTTAACCCATTATTAGTAGCATTTAGTATTGTTGGTGATGAAGGTATTCAAGGTCCTATTGGTCCAAGAGGTATTCAAGGCGTTCAAGGATTACAGGGCCCACAAGGTTTACAAGGATTTAGAGGACCACAAGGTACAATAGGTATCCAAGGTAATACAGGTGTTCAAGGTGACGTAGGTCTCCAAGGTATTCAAGGAACAACTGGTATTCAGGGTGATGTTGGTATCCAGGGTGTTCAAGGAACAACTGGTGACTTTGGTGGTATCACATACGATTACACATACAGTAATAACACAACAGCATCTGACCCAGGCACTGGTATTATTAGGTTTGATGATACAAACTTAGCTTCAGCAACTCAAATGTACATCGATGACGAAGACGATAATGGCGTCAACGTTATGGATGGATTAATGGTTGACTTAGATGCAGTAAGTTCAGGTGTTAAAGGTTATTTCAAAATTACAAATGGTGCAGATACTACAAACCACATTACATTTAGAATTGACGAAATTACGAATGGTTCTGGTTATTGGGTAGTTGATTGTACAAGATTAAGTGGAGCATCTTCATTATCTAATGGTTTAGATGTTCGTATATCATTCTCAAGAACTGGTGACCAAGGTACTCAAGGTGTTCAAGGTACTCAAGGATTTAGAGGCTTCCAAGGTGATTTAGGTCTCCAAGGTGTTCAGGGTGTACAAGGTACTGATGGTCTTCAAGGTTATAGAGGTTTCCAAGGTGATGTTGGTAACACTGGTGCACAAGGTATTCAAGGTGTTCAAGGAACATTTGGTATCCAAGGTGATGTCGGATTACAAGGTGACAGTGGTGCAACCGGTGCTCAAGGTATTCAGGGTGTTCAAGGTGGTCAAGGTTTACAAGGGCTTCAAGGATTACAAGGTGAACAAGGCGAATATGGCGGTTTAACTTTCCAATGGAACTTTGTTAATAACACAATTGGTGGTACAGACCCAGGCACAAACAATTTCAAATTTAATAATGCTAACCCAACATTAGCAACATTAATTACATTAGACGATATTCCAGATGACCAATACACTACAGAAATTGATGACTTCTTAGATTTCATCGATGCTCAACCAGGTGCAGTCAAAGGTTATCTAAAAATTCAAAGAGCAGCAGGTGGTGCAAGTGGAGGTCCAGGAGGGCATCACTGGTTAGTATATGAAATTACAGATTGGACATGGGACGGTGTATCTAAGAATTACGGTTATTTTGATGTTAACTATGTTGATGGTAATGTTACTAACTGGGAAACTGCAGTTAATCAAACACACGGTCCTGAAACACTTATTACATTTATTCCAAGAGGTCCCGCAGGTATCCAAGGTGCGGTTGGTGGAATTGGTCCTCAAGGTGTTCAAGGTCCTACAGGTTCGGGTGCTCAAGGTGTTCAGGGTGTTCAAGGTTCTGGAGGTATTCAAGGTGCCGATGGTTCATTTGGTGGTGTAACATTTGATTATACATTTAATTCAGGAACATTAGCTGGTGACCCAGGTGGAGCCGGTTGGGTTAAACTGAATAGTGCTACACAGTCAAGTGCAACATTAATATTCATCGATGATAGAGATGATAACTTTATCGACATTCAACCTTTCTTAAGAACAATTGATGATTCAACATCTCCAGTTAAAGGTCACGTTAAGATTACTCTTAAGAGTTCTCCACAAAACTTTATCTTATTTACAATTTCAGGTTTAACAGAAACAACAGGTTATTTTGCTATTGATGTAGCACACGTTTCCAACGCAGGATATACATTCCAAGGTGGTGACGATGTAATGATTACCTTCGCAAGAACAGGTGATGCTGGTGCGACAGGTGCGCTTGGACCACAAGGTGTTCAAGGTACTCAAGGTGTTCAAGGTGATTATGGATTCCAAGGACCGGCTGGTGCGGGTGCTCAAGGTATCCAAGGTTTACAAGGAACATCTGGTTTCCAAGGTTCTGATGGAGCAGATGGTGCAGCTGGGTCTCAAGGTATCCAAGGTATTCAGGGTTCTACTGGTACTCAAGGATTTGGTGGATTCCAAGGACCAGGCGGAACTGGTGCTCAAGGTATTCAGGGTGTTCAAGGTTTAATAGGTCAACAAGGTATCGCGGGTGTAGGTGCTGGAGGATTCCAAGGTCCAGCAGGTGCTCAAGGTATTCAGGGTGTTCAGGGTTCTGACGGTTCAGGAGGAACTCAAGGTGTTCAAGGTACACAGGGTGTCGGTGGAGCAGGTGCTCCTGGTGCTCAAGGTCCTCAAGGAACTCAAGGTTTAAGTGGTATTGGTGCACAGGGTGTATTTGGAGTCCAGGGTGCGCAAGGTCTACAAGGTGTTCAGGGTCCTACGGGTGCAGGCATCCAAGGTGCCTCTGGTACAGGTACACAAGGTATTCAAGGTCCTCAAGGTATTGATGGAACAACGGGTACAGGTGTTCAGGGTATTCAAGGTTTCCAAGGTTATCAAGGTGTACAAGGTCCTCCAGGAACAGGAGCGCCAGGTATCCAAGGTTATAGAGGTTATCAAGGTGTTCAAGGAAATGTTGGTGGAGACGGTGGTGGCGGTGTTCAAGGTCCTACTGGTCCACAGGGTATTCAAGGTACTACAGGTGATGCTGGAACAGGATTACAAGGATATAGAGGTTATCAAGGTGCTCAAGGTGAACAGGGTGCCGATGGTGGAACAGGTGGAGGCGGTGTTCAGGGTGAACAAGGTACTCAAGGTTATAGAGGATTCCAAGGTAATCAAGGTGTAAGTGGTTCAGGTTCTGGTGGTCCACAAGGTCCTCGTGGTTTCCAAGGTACTGATGGTTTAAGTGGAAATGGAATTCAAGGTCCGTTAGGCCCAATAGGTCCTCAAGGAACAAGAGGTCCTCAAGGTTATAGAGGTATCCAAGGTATTCAAGGATTTACCGGTGGTGCTTCTTCTCAAGGTTTCACTGGTGACACAGGTGCTCAAGGTTTCAATGGATATCAAGGTACTCAAGGATTTAGAGGATTCCAAGGTATTGATGGTGGAACTGGTGGAGGTGGTATCCAAGGTCTACAGGGTGTTCAAGGAACATTAGGTTTCCAAGGTTCACAAGGTCCTGCAGGTTCAGCTTCTGGTATTAACGCACCTTCAATTAGGGAACAAAGTAACGCACTACAAACAGGTACTTTCTATCCAACATTTATTGAGCCTGGTTCTGGTGTAAGAACACTATATGCTGCAACAACTCCTGATTTATATGCAGGTGGTTCAGGTGATACTAACTTTACATATAACTTAAACTCAGAAACAGTTCTCGTAGAAAACTTCTATGTAGATGGTGGTATAACACTAGGTGGTGTTACTAGAACTACATGGCCATCGGGTGGTTCAGGTTATGATGGTACATCTGCTAACGTACAGTCAGCTAACTACTTAAGATTTAATGATGATATTCCTTTAATCTTCGGTACATCAAGTGATGTTGATTTCTACGCAAATAACACAGCAATGTATACCGACCTTAATTCTGGACATGATTGGTTCATTAGAGAAGGTACAGTTGTAAGATTCACGTTTGATACAGGAACGGGTGACTTCACAGCTGGTGGTAACGTTACAACTAACTCAGACGAAAGATTAAAGATTAATGTTAATACATTAGAAGATGCTTTAGATAAAGTCAAAGCATTAAGAGGTGTTTCATATAATAAGATTGATAATGAAAGAGATGAGATTGGTCTCATTGCACAAGAGGTTGAGAGTATACTTCCAGAAGTCGTAAGAGATAATGCTGATGGATTTAAGTCAGTATCTTATGGAAATATAACAGCATTATTAGTTGAAGCAATAAAAGAACAACAAAGACAAATTGACGAATTAAAGTCAAAATAATTTATACTATGAAGTAAGGGTGACTTGCTCAACAATTATAAAACAGATTGAAGGGCATCTCGTATGCCCTTTATTCTTATAAATAACTAATAAAAGATTTAAAAGGTTTCATCGCCATGGCATCAAGAGCTAACATATATATCGATAAAGGTATGGACTTCAGAACAACTGTTGAGTTGTTCGACGAAGATAATGCCGAGCTTTTCCACAGTACTTATAATTTCTATGGTGGAATGAAAAAGCTATACTCAGACGCAAGCCCCGTTGCGACCTTTACAATCGAGAAAACTGCAAATAATGACGTCACTCTGATATTGACGGATACGGATACTTCCGCTCTTAAGCCTGGCAAATACCAATATGATTTAATCATGGAAAAAACCACAGGAGAATTGTCGAAAATAGTTGAAGGCTTAGCGATTGTAGTTGATACTATTACGGAGGTTTCGTGAGTATAAAGGTTAAGGTCAAGTCCTCGAAAAGTATTCGAGCGGTACCTAAACAAGATACTCAAACGAGTATCGTAGCACCAGGAGAAAGAAAACCGGTAATCGTTCCAGATTCCGTTGTTCTTGGTATCGATACAATTGGAGCATACGTACAGGATATTGATGCTGGCCCAGGCATAATCATTACTCCTGAAACAGACACAGAACTTTCTAATGTCGTCGTTTCTCACGCAAATACATCTAACGAAGTAAGTACTAATAATGATGTATTAACAATTTCAAGAAATATTGACATCGACCAATTCGGTCATGTTACATCCTTTTATAATACAAGTTTAACTTCTTTAAACTTTACTGCTAACGGCACAGTCATTCAAGCAAATGACTTCACACTAGGTAATACATCACTTACAATTGGTGAATCTACAAATGAAATCGTAGGTTTAAGTAATTTTAATGTTGGTGAACTTACTTTAACACAAGACGGAATATTAGGTTTAGATGATATTCGATTAGTTCCTGGCGAAGCTGATGATGTTATTAACGTCACCGACCACAGAATATCTAATCTTAAAAATCCTTTATTCCCACAAGATGCTGTTACAGTCAATTATTTAGAACAAGAATTAGGAACAGTTGGAGACCCTACAGACCCAGAAGATGTCGCAAACAAACGTTATGTAGATAATGTTCAAATTGCGATGTTGAATCGTCAAACAGTTCTAGCAGCATCGACTGCAGACTTAGGTGGTACATATACAACTGGTAATACTTCTTATTCAGACACAATTTCTTTATCTCCCGCCTCAACAATCAATATTGACGGGGTTACAGATTGGGAACTTGGTGATGGACTTTTAGTCAAAGACCAAACAAACCCAGTACAGAATGGCCGTTACGAGTTAATACAAGTTGGCGCCTTAGCTGATGATTGGATTTTCCAGAGAAATCGGTATAACGATGAAACCTCAGAGTATGGACTTACTCTGGCCGAAATACCTGGTTCTTTCGTATTCGTAGTTGATGGTACTCTTAACGGCCAAACTGGTTGGGTTGCAACAGTTAATGATGCAGAAACATTTGCGTTAAATACTGACGATATTATATACAAACAATTCCAAGGACATGGAACCTTTACTGATGGAAGAGGTTTAACTCTTACCGGTCCTTTAGGTACAGAATTTGAGGTAGATTATACTCAAACCTTCGATACTATTAATGGGTTGTCGGATAACTTAATTATATCATCAAATGTAGTAGATGTCAATAGTTCTGGTGGATTTATTATCCCTGTTGGTGCAACAAGTGATAGACCAACTCCAGACCAAGGAATGATTCGTTATAATACGACTGATTCAAGATTTGAAGCATATAACGGTATAGCATGGACAGGATTAGGTGGTGTAGTTGATGTTGACCAAGATACTAGAATTGTTGCTGAATCTTCACCTGGCGCTGACAATGACCAATTGCAATTCTTTACTGCAAATACAGAGGTCATGCGTCTTGAAGCAGATGGTGATTTATACTTTGGTTCAAGTCTCAATAAATTAATTATTGATTATAATTCAGGTGATGCTACATTCAGAGGATTAGTAACCTTTGATTCTACTGGAGCAATCACCATTCCAGATGGTACAACAGCTCAAAGACCTACCGCCGTTCGCGGTATGATTCGTTTTAATATCAGTGACCAACAATTCGAAGGATATGATGGTACTGCATGGAAAGGTCTTGGTGGAGTTATTGATGTTGACCAAGATACAAAAATTACTGCAGAAGATTCACCAGGCGCAGATAATGACGAACTTAAATTCTTTACTGGTGGAACATTAAGATATAAACTCGCACCTGATGGTGATTTCCAGTATGGTGATGGTCTTAATAAGTTTACAGTTGACTGGCAAACTGGTGATACTAACATTGCTGGAAATACAGACATTCAAGGAACATTAAATGTTGTTGGTGATACAACAATCATTGGTGACACTGACCTTACTGGTTCTTTAGAAGTTGATAGTTTAAATGTTACTGACCTAACACAAAACAGAGTATTGTTTGCAGGTGTAGATGGTGAAATAACTGATAGTAACGATTTACGTTGGGATGGTTCTACATTTACAGTTACTGGTGATACAGACATCACTGGTAATCTTACACTTGGTGGTAATATAAGAATTGGTGATGCTGATGTAGATACAATTAATGTTGTTGCAGACTTCACATCTGACTTAGTTCCAAATGACCACTTAACATATACAATTGGTTCATTAAATAAAAACTGGAATCGAATCTTCGTATCACAAGTCAAGAGTGACTCAGGTGTAATTACATTTGCAGAAACAGGAGCAATCACACTTCCGGTTGGTAATACAAGTGATAGACCTTCAGCTGCAACTGGTATGTTACGTTATAATACTGATGATGCACGCTTTGAAGGATATGATGGAAGTAATTGGGCAGGTCTCGCAGGTTCAGTAATCGACGTTGACCAAGATACAAAAATTATTGCTGAATCAAGTCCTAATGCTGATAATGATGAATTACAATTCTTCACCGCTGGGAATGAAAGATTTAAGATTACTGCAAATGGTGATATTACTACCCCAGCAAATACAGATTTAACATTTACTGTATCTGGTAATATTGATGTCAGTAATACTATTATAACAGGTTTAGCGGACCCTGTCAACCCTTCTGATGCAGTTAATTTAAGATTTATTAATGATAATTTCAGTTCAAACTTAGACATTACAGATGGTGCTAATACAGGAGTAATTGACTTACTCGATTCACCTAGAGTTTACATTGGTACAGGTTTAGAATTAGGTGCAAATACAGCTCTAGCAAATAATGAATTTGAAATTGGAATGGAAGACACCGGTGTTACTGCAGGTCTATATGGTAACGATGGATTTACTCCTCGTATTCGTATTGATGAACAAGGACGTATTTCATTCGCAACAGACATTCCAGTAGAATTACAAGCGAACGCGATTCCTGACTTTACAGAAACTGTACACGACCTTGTCGGTGAAATGATGAGGAGTAATGTTGAGTTAGGTATTAACGTAGAAGGTGATGATGCAAACGATAAGATTAATTTCAGAACAAATGACTTCGTAATTAATTTAACTGGTAGTGTTCTTGGTTCAAATACTGTTGTTCATAACTCAAACGTTGATATCGCAACAACTATTGACTTCTCTACTGCATACCCAACACTTGATACGAGATATTTAGAAGTTGCTGGTGATACCGCAACTGGAGATATAGCAGCACCAAGATTCTTAGACTCAGCGAATACTAATTTCTTCATTGACCCTGCTGGTGATTCACAAATTAAGAACATTCATATTGGTTATCAACAATCAAGTTCACTAGTAAGAATTGTAGATAACTACATGTATTCAGCCGGTAGTGTTATCGGATTCTTAAATAACGCTCAAGGATTTGGTGCGGTATGGAATAAACAAACATCTCTATTTGAAGTTTCAGGTGATGTTCAAGCAAATAGATTTATAGATAGAAACAATACAAACTATCTCATAGATTTAAACGGTAGTGGAAGTAGAATATTAGAAATCGATGTAGACAACTTTGTCGAAATCGGTAATGATATGAAACTGTTCTCGGATAAAATATATTCACCGAGTGCTATTACACTTGAATCACTAGCATACGAAGTTGATGTTAGTTCTTCTCATATTACAAACGTTCTCGACCCAATTAACGCTCAAGATGCAGCGACTAAGAAATACGTTGATGACGAAATTACAGATTTACAATTAGGTGGTATTCAAATATCAGCTCCAGTGGGGAATACAGATGTAATTCAACTTGGAGAAACCTTAAACTTTGCCGAAGGTGAAGGAATTGATATAACAGCTAGCAACAATCAGATATTGATTGCTGGTGAATTAGCGAACAACACGAACATTGGTGTTGCTTCATTTAACATAAATAACTTTACAGTTACAAGTGGTGATGTAACAGTCACAACACTTGACGGAGGAACTTTTTAACCTTCCTATATAGGAGTGAAAAAAGGACATATATATGTCGACATTAATTAAACTTAGAAGAAGTGCCGTTGCCGGTCGCGTTCCTACTACAGCTCAGTTGGAGTTGGGCGAACTTGCGATTAACACACAAGACGGTAAAATCTTTATTAAACAATATGATTCGGTTTCAAATACTGAAAGCATCATAGAGTTTAGTGCAGACCCTAATGACCTTCTTACTTTAATTAAAACTGTCGATGGTGCAGGCTCAGGTCTTGATGCCGACTTATTAGATGGATTAGATTCCACACAATATTTACGTTCAGATGTAGATGATACATTTGACGCCAACCTCACAATTACTGGTGACCTTACAGTTTCAGGTAATACAACGTATGTTAATACCGAAACAATTCAGTTATCAGATAACATTATTACTCTTAACGCAAACTTTACAGGTAATACTGCAACTCAAGACGCCGGTATAGAAGTTGAGAGAGGTGGCGAAACTAATGTAGTATTACAATGGAATGAAACCAATAACTATTGGGAGATTGCATCTGGTGGTACCGTAGGCCGTATTCTTACAACAGGAGATGTTGGAAGTGGTAATGGACTAGATGCAGATTTACTTGATGGACAAGAAGGAACATACTATTTAGATTGGACCAATACAACAAATAAACCCGACCCAAAAATTGATGTTGTTGTTACTGGTGATGTCGAAGGAAGTGGAAATACAACACTTACAGATGTTACTGATGGTACAATTAATATAAACTTAGAACTTACTGATACTGGAGTAACTCCAGGAACTTATGGTAATGCTTCTCAAATTCCAGTCGTTACAGTTGATGTCGATGGAAGAATTACAGCATTATCAAATACCGCAGTTGCTGGTGTAAACGCAACAAATTGGTATTCAGCAAATAATACCTATGCAATTGAAACAGGTGATGGTTCAACATTCAATACTGTTATTGATGAATTTACAGGACCATTCACAGTCAATGGTGATATCGTTGTCACTGGTTTAGTTGATGGAAGAGATATTGCATTAGATGGTGCTAAACTTGATTTATTAGAAGATGGATTAGACCTTACATTAACTGGAAAGGTTACTGGTACAGCATCATCAAATACAGGTGTAATGACCCTTGCTACTGAGTTAGCGAATACAGGTGTTACACCAGGTGTTTATGGTTCCTCTACAGCAATTCCAGTTTTTACCGTCGATGAAGATGGACGATTAACAACTGCAAATACTGCTGCTGTATCAGGTGTAGAAGATTTCTTCTTTGTAGATGCGAATAATACTATCACTTTAGAAACAGGTGATGGTACAATATATCTCGCACATATCGATAAACTCGATAGAATCGAAGAAGACCTTACAATAAACTTACAAGGAAAAGTCACAGGTTCAGTTACATCAAATACTGGAACTATGACTGTTCAAACCGAACTCGCGAACACGGGCGTCACGCCTGGTACGTACGGGACCGCTTCACAAATTCCAGTTTTAACAATTGATGAAGATGGACGTATAACATCTGCGAGTAATACAGCTGTTGCTGGTGTTGATGCTACAAACTGGTATAGCGCAAATAATACATTCGCTATTGAAACAGGTGATGGTAGTGTATTCAACACAGTTATAGATTCTTTCAACGATATAAGTGCAAATAACATTAGTGTTAGTGGTACAGTTGATGGAAGAGATATTGCAGCTGATGGTTTAAAATTAGATGGTATAGAATCTAACGCGACAGCAGACCAAACTGCTGCAGAGATTCTTACCGAAATCAAGTCAGTGGATGGTGCAGGGTCGGGACTTGATGCAGACCTACTTGATGGTCTGCATGCCTCGGATATTTTAGCTCAAGCAGCTAATACCGCATCTTCTGGTGTTGGTAATGGTTTAATTACTATTACCGCAAACAACGGGTTAATTGGTAGTGGTGGTTTTAATCTTAATGATTTCTCAAATACTACAATCGACATCGAACACGCAGACACATCTTCTCAACCAAGTATTTTAGGTTCTGGTGGAGATGTCATACAAGATGTTATACTCGACACATACGGACATGTAACAGGTTTAACACAAGTTGATTTTGATAATAGGTACTATACTGAAACAGAATTAGATGCAGGTCAGCTTGACAATAGATATTATACAGAAACAGAATTAGATGCAGGTCAATTAGATAACAGATATTATACAGAAACAGAAACTAATAATTTACTTGACCTTAAAACAGATAAAACAACACAGATTATAGCTGGTGCTGGTCTTACTGATGGTGGACCATTATCGGCAAACGTGACAATTAGTCACGCAGATACAAGTAGTGTAGCAAATGTTTCAGTGACTGGTAATGACGTTATTGAAAGTTTAAATTTCGATACTTTCGGTCACGTCTTATCACATACAACTAAAACATTAAGCTTCCTAACTCAAGCACAAGCAGATGCTAGATATGTAAATGTAACTGGTGATACAATGACCGGTGCACTTACAGTTTCCAATACGATTTCTTTAGAAGCTGCTACATTTGATTCAGAAGAAAAATTATCGATAGGAACATCTCAATTTACTGCTTACAGTTTTGACGCAACACAATATGGTGGTGCTGAAATAATTGTTGTAGCAACATTGGGAACCGCTAAACATATTAGTAAGTTACTCATAACACATGATGGCTCAACTGCTTATGCAACTGAGTTTGGTGAGGTAACTACTGGTTCTGTTCTAGCAACATTTGATGTTACATATAATAGTGGTGACGTAGAGTTTAAGATTACTCCTTCAAACAGTAGTTATAAAACATACAAACTGCAGGTAACACTTATAGAAATTTAATAAATAGAAAAGTAATTACAATATAAAATCGCCTGACTGGGGAGAGTGAACCGAATGGCAAACGACAAAAAATTTATAGTCAAGAATGGTCTCTTGACTCCTGAAAACGCTGTTATTGGTACAACGACTGATAATGGTGTGGACCAACTTCAGGTCACAGGAACAACAAATTTATCCGGTGAAGCTAGTATATCTAGCAACACTGCTTCGTCTGCTACTCTCGATGTTCATAACTTCTTAGGTGCTGGTTCTTCCACAATCGTAGCCACATTCCGTGGTGATTCTGATGCTCTTCAAGTTAAGAATATTGGCAC